CAATTTCGTCTTTTCTCGTCCATAAACGCACAACTCACACAAGACCGTACAAAATAAAAATCCAAAAATATCTGAAATGTTTTGTTATCTCAAAAAAAATACTTTCCTTTGTTCTCTGTAAAAGTTGATTTAATATTATTAACATTTAAAATCGTGTAATTATGCAAAAATTTGTTATCTCAGTTAAGGAAAAACATTCAGGTCGTGATGTTATGCCGCCTTATATTGTCAATTCTTTGGATGGCCTTGGAAATTATTCTGAGCGAATTTCTCCGTTGGGTCTTATTGTTATTGTGGATTCGATTAAAGAAGAAAATAATTTTGTTGAACTTAAAACTCAGTCTGATGAAAAGTAATAATATTTGGAAAATTATAATTGGTGCTATTTCTGCCGCTCTTGGTTACATCCTAAATTCTATTGGTTTATGAATGATCATCTTATGCAATGCTATCGGATTATGAATTACTCCCTTATGCATTTTCTTGAGTATCTGTTATTTTCTAATGCTCATTTTACAGTGACCAGCGCACGTCGCACCCCTGAACAGAATAAGGCTTGTAATGGATCTCCTGATTCTCAGCACCTGATAGGTGAAGCTATTGATATCAAGCCTTACGGTTCTACTAGTTTTAGTAAGTTGATTGAGATGGTTCATGATTATTCTGATTATGTTTCTCCTTTTGACCAACTTATTATTTATCCTAGTTTTATTCATGTTTCGTTTAGCTCGCGTAGTCGTCGCCAAGTGATTGATAAAAGATAATAATTATGAGATATACGCCAGAGTTGCTTAAAGCTGCTGACCATTGTCAGCATCGTTCATTCATTACCAACAAATATACAGGTAAGCGTATCGCTGTAGATTGCGGTCAATGTGATTACTGTATCCACAAGCGAGCCCAAAAGGCGTCTATGCGTGTGAAGACCGCTGGAAATGCCTTCGAACATTGTTGGTTTGTTACGCTCACCTATGATAATGAACACATTCCTCTATTCAATTGTGAAGTATACTATTCTGAATATGATGATGTTTTAAGCGATTCTGGTGTTGTTTATGGTTATGAGAAACATGCTTATGTCCCAGTTTCTAAGTTTTGTTGTACAGACCCGAAACGGTTACAGCATATATACTTTACACAAGTACAGGGTACAGTTCCATATAACCGTGAATTAGGTCAGTATGAACCGGTTAAGGATAATTGGTTTGTATCTATTGATTCTATGCGCGCTTTTATCCATAAGACGCAATCCTCTACGCCTTATGGTAAAGATGGAGAACTTTCTCGTAGATACGGTAATAACCTTATCCCTTATCTGAATTATGTTGATGTTCAGAATTATATTAAACGTTTACGTAGACATTTAGACCAATATACTAATGAAAAGATATCTTTCTACGCTGTGGGTGAATACGGCCCTGTCCATTTCCGCCCGCATTTTCATATCTTATTATTCTTTAGCTCGCAGGAAATCGTCGATGTCCTTCGAGAGTGTCATAATAAAAGTTGGAAGTTCGGTCGTTCAGATATCCAATGTTCCAACGGTGGATGTTCATCGTACGTTGCGTCGTACGTTAATAGCCTTTCTGCTGCTCCCTCTCTTTATCGCTCATGCCGAGCGTTTAGACCCCGCTCACGTGCGTCGCTTGGATTCTTTGAGAAGGGCCAGTCATTTGATGAAGGTGAAGATGTCTATGCGCAGATTGAAGCGAAAATCGATTCGGTCATTAATGGAAGAGAGTATAATTTTAATGGAATCGTTGTCAAGTCAACTCCCCCCCTATCGTATATCCGTTCCTTACTCCCCAGATTCTCAGGAGCTCGCTGCGATGATTCTGTTGCGATATATAGAGTTATTAGCGCTATTGCAACAGCGCCAAAAAGAATTGCACGATTCGGCATTATAGATTATGACAGTAATTCTATCCTATCCATCGTGCGTGCTTATTATAAATATATAACTTTAAATCATATATTAACTGATGATGACAAGATTATACTACATAATGCTAGGTGTCTTACTAGGTTCGTTAACAGTTCTAGTGATGTCGATGTTGAATATTTTCTTAATAAGTTATATCGATTGTTCCTTTATGTCTCTAAGTTCCTCAGGCTTTGGCATCTCCCTAGCATCGGCGGTGATTTGCATCCTTTTACCGCCCGTATTAATTATATTATTAAAAAAGGTATAGAGTATGAGAAAAAAGCGGACTATGTACGAATGTGTGATTCGTTGCGAATACAACAGACTTTGCCAGCCCCTATGTTTCGGTATTTCTATTTACCAGCCGAAGGATGCGAAATGGCGACCATTGGTATCGGTGAGGACGGTGAATATGCAGACGGATTTATTCGTCCCATTAAAGAACAAATACGAGTATCGTTTGATGACCCCCGAATCCCACCTCTCGCGGCTTGTAATTACATCAAATCCGCGAAGCCCGATACAAGAAGTGCCTATGATAGTGGGCAAAGTAGCGAATTACAAAGATGTCTTGATTTCCGTGCTGCTACCTTCTGTCGCGATATGATTAAGCATAAAAAATTGAATGATGCGAATGATATATTTAACCAGATGGTTTAACCTTTTAATTATTAACTATTTATGAGTGATTTTAACCCGCTAGATCGAGCGAAAGTTGCCGTGCATCGCTCTTCCTTTGATTTGTCTAGTAAAAAGTTATTTACGGCAAAAGTTGGAGAAATTCTTCCTTGTTATTGGCAGATTGCTATTCCTGGTAACAAGTATCGTATCTCTTCCGATTGGTTTACTCGTACCGTTCCTGTTAATACGGCTGCGTATACCCGTATTAAAGAGTATTATGATTTTTATGCTGTGCCGTTGCGTTTGATTTCTCGTGCTCTTCCGCAGGCTTTTACTCAGATGACGAATTATATGACGTCTGCTGCTAGTAATACTGCTAATACTGAGATGCTGACTTCTGTCCCGAATACAACGCTGAATTTGTTGTCGTTGAGTCTCCAGACTATCAATGGTAAAGATGTCTTTGATGATGCTGGTCTCCCTTATGTCTACGGTGCTTCTAAGATATTGGATATGCTTGGATATGGTTCATTCCTTGCGTCTTCAAACACTGCGAAAGCCGTTATTACCAAAGCTTATCTAGGCATTCAGTCTCTTGAGGATACTCTCAATCCTTTGGTTTATAGTGTTAGTCAGACTGTGAACCTCCTTCCGTTGTTGGCTTATCAGAAGATTTATTATGATTTCTTTTCTGAATCTCAATGGGAAAAACACCTGGCCTATTCTTATAATGTCGATTATTGGGATGGTAAATCTCAATTGAATCTCGCTCCTGAGACGCTACAGCTCCGTTATGCGAATTATCCGAAAGACTACTTTATGGGTATGCTTCCGAACAGCCAGTATGGTTCTGTTGCTGTTATGCCATCTGTTGTTTCTAGTCTTTCCTCTTCTTCTGTTTATGCTTCTGGAAATGTCAATTCTTCTGTTCTAAATCCAGCGAGTGGTACGTCAGTTCAGGCAAACTCTCCTCAAGATACTATTACTCGTACGATCCGTCTTAATTCAGATCTTTCCGCACTTTCAATCCGTGCAACTGAATATCTCCAGCGTTGGAAAGAAGTAGTACAATTCTCCAGTAAAGACTATTCGGATCAGATGCAAGCTCAGTTTGGCATCAAGGCTCCTGAATACATGGGTAATCATGCTCATTATATTGGAGGTTGGTCAAACGTGATCAATATTAATGAAGTCTTGAATACTAACTTGGAATCTGATAACTCTCAAGCTGTAATCGCTGGTAAAGGTGTAGGTTCTGCTTCTGGACATACGTTAACTTATGATTGTGGTGCTGAACATCAAGTGATTATGTGCGTATATCATGCTGTTCCTCTGGTTGATTGGAACTTGACAGGCCAGAATCCTCAATTGACTGTTACGGCTATTACTGATTTCCCCCAACCTGCGTTCGATCAGTTAGGTATGCAGGCTGTTCCTGCTCTGAATCTTCAGAACAGCCCGTCTCGTACTGTTTCTGGTCCTCTTGGATATAACCTCCGGTACTGGCAATGGAAATCTAATATTGATACTGTTCATGCCGCTTTCCGTTCTGGTATGGCGTATCAGTCTTGGTGTGCTCCTATTGATGGTTGGGATGTTCTCACCTCTTCTGGTTCTTGGTCTTATCAGTCAATGAAAGTTCGTCCTCAGCAAATGAACTCTATTTTTGAGCCTCAAGTTTCAGGTCAGAACTGTTCTGTTGCATATGACCAGTTGTTATGTAATGTCAATTTCCAAGTTTATGCTGTTCAGAATTTGGATAGAAATGGTTTACCTTATTAAATTTGCTTGTTATGAGAAGTTTTGCTTATAAGAATGAGAATTTTGAAAGAGATTCGTATGTTCCTGAACTGAAGGAAGGCAATCCGTGTTATCAGGCTTCTGCTTATGACCCTGTTATGTATGATGAAACTCTTGATGGTGATTTGATTCAATGTGATATGACCCAGATTCTTTTGAATCAGGAAAAATACCGTCGCCTTCTTGGTGATATGAATGTGAATAACATTCTAGCCCAGATGCATCCCACTCAGTCTACTGCGATGGATCAGATGACGGATGAAGAGCGTTTTGAATGTGTTATTTCTCGCCATTGCCAAACTATGTCTGAGCGTCAGGCTGTATTACAGCAACTGGCTAATGAGAAGTCTGAATTGACTGCATATGCCGAGGCTATGCTGGCAGAGGAACAGGCAGCGCCCGCCCCAGAGGTTTCCGCCCCTGCCGCTAGTGCACAATGAGGTTTCTAGAAGTCGGAGAGAGCATGCTCTCTCCTAGGAATGAACATCATTTTCTTGGTGCTGCTATTAGTGGTATCTTTGGTACATTGCAACAGTCTAGCGCTAATCGTGCTAATTTCCGCAATACTCAGACTACTAATAAGTTCAACATGCTGGAAGCACAAAAGCAGCGTGATTGGCAAGAAAAGATGGTTGATGAATCGCGAGAATATAATTCTCCTGAAGCTATGATTTCCCGTGGTCTAAATCCATTTATGTCCGGCTCTGCTGCCCAGACTGGCGCTGGCTCTGGTTCTTCACCTTCTGGTGCTCAGGCTTCTGCTGTTAACCCTATTCCGTATCAGGCTTTTCATCCTGACTTTTCAAGTGTGGATACTGCTTTGACTTCATTTGCTCAAGCTAAGAAGCTTATATCTGAATCTAATCATATTGATGCTATGACGCCTTACATGATTGAGAAGGTGAAAGGTGATACGGACTATAAACAGATTGGTATTGGTGAATCTGGTTATTGGAATAAGCAGACAGCCCGTATTTCTGCTGAGTTAGATCAATCTATGGAGCGTCAACAATTAGAGAATGCTGTCACTGCTGGTAAGCTTTCTGCCGCCCAAACAACACAAGTTTATCTACAGGCTGATTCTCAAGCTATACTGAATAAGTATATGGATGCTCAACAGCAAGCAGATTTGTTTACAAAATCTCAGTATTTGTATAATCTGGTTCAACAAGGTGCGTTAACTGAGAAACAGGTTCAGACTGAAATCCAGCGTGCTATTCTAATAGCTGCTCAGGCTCAAGGTCAGAAAATCTCTAATAAGATAGCCGCTGGTACTGCTGATGCTTTGATATCTGCTACGAATATGGCTTATTATACGCAGTATTATGATTCTCTTTGGGATTATAAAAATGTGAATAATCGTAAGAATCTGCAGTATTCTAAGGATAAAGCGCTCCGTGACTATTATAAATGGTCTGCTGGAAATGCTAAGAAAGATTTTGACTCTTATGGTCTTCGTGGTGCTGTTGATTATGGTACTAAGGTATTTCAGAACGTGCCACGTTTGAAAATATCTTCTCGTGGTAATCCCTTTTCAGCTAATGGAATAGGTTATTGATCTTCAGGACTAGAAGCCCATCGCGGCGTTTGAGCGATATACACCCGCCGCCCGCGTAGGGCCTGATCGAAAAATGGAGCGGAGCGACTTCCTTAGAGAAGCGTTCCGCTTCGGTACTTTAGCGCGAAGGCGCGCAAAGGCAGGTTCTGTCTGACCTGCCGTGCCTATACACCTTTTGTATACATCCACGCCCTGGATTTATTAGTAATGGATCTAGGACTTTTTGTTTTAATCAAGCGAAGCCCCTAGTTGTGTCCGAAGGAAAATTGAGTTATCATCTCAATTTCGTCTTTTCTCGTCCATAAACGCACAACTCACACAAGACCGTACAAAATAAAAATCCAAAAATATCTGAAAGTATTTTTTTTGAGATAA